AAAACTTTAGCGCTTTCTTTATTAGCTGCAGGCGTACTTGCAGGATGTAGCGCACACTCTTCTGTGGACACTATGAAATCAGACAAAATTATCATTGCTCACCGTGGTGCAAGTGGTTACTTACCAGAGCATACACTTGAGTCTAAAGCGCTTGCATTTGCACAACATGCAGACTACTTAGAACAAGACTTAGCGATGACAAAAGACGGCCGTTTAGTGGTTATCCATGACCACTTCTTAGATGGTTTAACTGACGTCGCAAAAAAATTCCCAAATCGTCATCGTAAAGATGGTCGTTACTATGTAATTGACTTCACCTTAAAAGAAATTCAAAGTTTAAATATGACTGAAAACTTTGAAACTAAAGATGGTAAACAAGTTGCAGTATATCCAGGCCGTTTCCCTCTTTGGAAATCTCACTTCAAAATCCATACCTTTGAAGATGAGCTAGAATTCATCCAAGGTTTAGAAAAATCTACCGGTAAAAAAGTGGGTATCTACCCTGAAATCAAAGCACCTTGGTTCCACCACCAAAATGGCAAAGACATTGCAGTTGAAACCCTTAAAGTGTTGAAAAAATACGGTTACGACAAGAAATCAGACATGGTTTACTTACAAACCTTCGACTTCAATGAGTTAAAACGTATCAAAAACGAATTGCTACCAAAAATGGGCATGGATTTAAAACTTGTTCAATTAGTAGCATACACCGATTGGCATGAAACTGAAGAAAAAGATGCAAAAGGCAAATGGGTGAACTACGATTACGATTGGATGTTCAAACCAGGTGCAATGGCAGAAGTGGTGAAATATGCTGATGGTGTTGGTCCAGGCTGGTACATGTTAGTGGATAAAGAAAAATCTAAACCAGGCAATATCGTATACACCCCATTAGTGAAAGAACTCGCACAATACAAAGTGGAATTACACCCATACACCGTGCGTAAAGATGCTTTACCTGAATTCTTCACTGACGTAAATCAAATGTACGATGCGTTATTGAATAAATCTGGCGCAACGGGTGTATTCACCGACTTCCCAGATACTGGCGTTGAATTTTTGAAAAAACAAAAATAATACGTAAGTAAAAGTAATAAAAAGAGCGATCAAAATTCATTGTGATTTTTGACCGCTTTTTTAATCATTAAAAATAAAAATTATTAAATACATGCATAGCATGCATTAGAAAAACATTCATTATTACTGATGGATGGCTGAATATTGTTTGGATTCATAAGAGCTTTTTTAAAATATAAACCATTCAAATGCTTATCCATGATCTTATTTATTTCTTTTAGAATCTCTTTTAGTACATAAATTTTATTACCAACCTCTTTAACACTAAACTGAGAAGATAATTTTACTCCTTGATGAATTGCTAAATTCCTTTTTTCTACAAGCTCTTGAATGAATAATTGTGCATCAATGAATTCATCCATGTAAATTAAACTCCCCTCTTTATTTTTATGTGGGGTAGTGACAATATTTACATAAAGGAAAAGAAAAAATTTGGCGGGAAAAATTTTGCTTAGGGCTTGAGTGGTGCGGGGTTGGGTGATTTGATGGTTGAATTTATGCAAAAAATGAAAATGGTGGTAAAGGCTGTAAAATGGTCGAAAATTGGGTTTTATTTTACATAAAAATGAACGGTGGATTTGTGGTTTTTAAACCTTTTTAAAATTTTAAAGACCATTTTAAAAAGGTTTTAAAGTTTTTAATAGATGGGTTTAAGGCGGTTTCTGTGTGGAAACTGCCTTTTTTATTGGTTATTTATAGTTGTTTTGGTGCGTTTAGGTGAAATCTATCGGTTTGTTGTGTGTGATTATGGGTAGAATTTGCGAAAATTCGCCATTATTTGGCGGTATTTGAAAGGAACACTGGCATCCGTGCCGTTGTGTTTTAAAATATTAAGAATATCGCTTGTGATGCGGTTTTTGCAGATGTTACCGACATTGATGTCGGTAACATATTAGAAGTCCCGATAACCACGCACAACCTGCCCTATCACGACAAGGCTATTGGCTTCTTCTGTGTCTAGTTTTAATGGGCGATAGGATGGGTTGTCACTAATTAGCTCTACTCCACCGTAGGTAAACTGTACTTTCTTTACCAACATTGATCCGTTGTGGTTTAGTACAAATATTTTCCCTTCTGTTAATTCGCGCTTAGAGCGGTCAACAATGATTTCTTCGCCATCTTTCAAGGTAGGCTCCATGCTTTCCCCTTTTACGGTAAACATTGCACAATGTTTTGATTTATTGCCAGTTCTTTGAAACCAAGAGCTTTCAACCATTATGTAAGCTGAATCATATTGTTCTTCATTTTCTAAACCTAAGCCTGCTGAAACTCTGACACCCCTAAAATCATCAATAGGTTCGTAGTGATCTCTGTTCATCTGTTTAAAATCAGCAAATCCATTCTCTTTTATAGCGTGCTCTTCCATAGCTTTGAATGCATTACTCTTTATGGATTGAATGCTATCTCTTAGCCCTAAAGACATCTGTGCTTCTTTTGGCAATGTAGATATATGGTATTCGAACCCACCTCCTTTTACACCTTTAGCTTCTCTAGATAGCCAATTTTCATTTTTAGCTTTCCTTGTGATGTTTGTTGCATGAGATGGCAGTCCATTTAGCTTTAAAGCCTCAAGTTCTTTGGCAGTAAACCAAACTTTATCTAATGATTTCATAAATCACCTTTCTTAATCAAAAATAATTTAAAAAGATTTAGCTGATTAAGTTAAATAAAATCAATAATTTAAACACCGGATGAAAAGATTTTATAAAATTTTATTAAATCACCTATTGATTAAGAAAATGATTTGATATATATTCTGAATCGTAGATGATTAAGTACTTAATCAAGTAGTCAAACAACTAACTTTTAAGGATCGCACAAAATGAAAGAAAAAGGAAGATTTAATGATATGCACAGAGCTGACATTAGAGCTGAATTGATTAAGAAAGGGATTTCCTTAGCTCAATTAGGGATTCAGCATGGATTAGCAAAAACAACTCTAAGAAATGCGTTTGATAAACGCTATCCAAAGGGGGAAAAGATTATTGCTGATGCACTAGGTAAAGAACCAAAGGATATATGGCCAAGCAGATACTTAGACTAATAAGGAAGGATTATCGTGAAACTATGGTTTAGTGCGAAAGAATTAGCTGGTATTGGTGGATTATCAAAACACCCTAGTAATGTAAATCGACAAGCAAGAAAAGAAAAATGGCAATCTCAGCCATTAAAAGGAGTTAAAGGCGGTGGTGTTGAATATGCACTTTCATCACTTCCTGAATCAGTTCAAATTGAATTGCAAAAGAAGTTTGTATGTGCTGTTTCAAAACCAAAATCCCTCCCAGCCGATCTCCGTCAGGTGGAATTAAAAACCTTAACGGAAAAACAACGTGAAGTGGCAGGGGCAAGAATGGCGTTAGTTGCCCAAGTGGCACAGCTTGAACAAGCCCAACCTCGTTACAAGGCGATTAAGTTTTTTTGTGAACAAATCAAACATGGTGGCATTTCTTCTGATTTGATGAGATTGGTTGAAATCGCCAATAACAAGAAAGGAAAAAATCGCACTTTATCTGACCGCACTTTGAATCAATGGGTGTTGGATTATGAAAAGGCGGATACCCCTGAAGAACGATTAAAAGCCCTCGCACCAATGCAACGGGTAGCGAAAAAGGCTGAAGAAATTGTGTGGTTGCCTGACTTTTTGGCGATATATCGCCAAACCAATGGCATCAATGTAGCAGAAGCCTATCACTATTTTTCGGCTGAATGGGATGCACGTTTTGCAGACGAGCCGTTACGTTTAGAGATGAAACCGAGTATTGACCAAGTCCGCGCTGCGTTGGCGAAATTGCCAAAACACATTAAGGAAATTGGTCGTAAAACAGGCTCTGAACTCCGCGCCATTAACACTTATGTTAAACGCGATTGGAGTGTGTTGCAGGTAAATGATGTGTGGGTAGGTGATGGCCATGCGATGAAATTGAAAGTTGCCCATCCTGAACACGGTCGCCCTTTTATTCCTGAGGTGACATTAATTATGGATGCATCTTGCCGCTTTATTGTGGGTTGGTCGGCAAGCTTGGCGGAAAACGTTTTGGCGGTGGCAGATGCTTTGCGTTATGGCGTGGAACGCTACGGCATACCGGCAATTTATTACTCCGATAACGGTGGGGGTGAGAAAAACTGGATGCTTGATGGTGATATTACGGGGATGTTGCCACGTTTGGGGATTAATCACCAAACAGGGATTCCAGGCAATCCACAAGGGCGTGGGATTATTGAGCGGGTACACCAAACGATTTTATATCGTATCGCTCGCCAGTTTGAAACCTATCACGGCACAGGGGCAGACCGCGACACTATTCGACAAGTGAGCACAGCGGTGATTTCACTGGATAAAGCAAAACGTAAAGGTGCGACACAGCTAACGCCAAAACAACAATGGGCAGTGGGCAAATTGCCAAGTTGGAATCAGTTTTTAGATGCGGTTCAAGCTGGGGTTGATTGGTACAACAACGAGCAAGTGCATAGTGAAATTGGTATGACACCTGCACAAAAACGCCGTCAGTTGATGGAGAAAGTGAACCCTGATGATTTGGTATTTGTTACGCCGGCAGAATCAAGAGATCTATTCCGCCCAAGCGTATTAAGAACGCCTGAGCGAGGTTGGTTGAGATTATTTAATAACTTTTACTTCAGTACGAAGTTGTTAGATGTGGATGGTATCGAAGTACAAGCATCTTTTGATATACACGACCCAAGCCAAGTGATTATAAGAAAAAAAGACGGCACTTTTGTGTGTTATGCCGAATTAGATGGCAATAAACGTGATGCCTTCCCAGTTGCCTTTGTTGAGAAAGTTCGTAAAGAACGTCATGCACGCCGTGCGAAATTGAAACAAGAACAGCTTGATGAGATTAATGCGGAAATGAATCCGATTATTACGATTGAGCATCAGCAATCAGGTTTTGAATTGTTGAAAACACAGGCAAAACCTAAAAATGAGAAAACGCCAATTTTCTTAACTAAAGCAGATAAAGAGGCGTGGGAACAAAGAAAAAAGTTAGTAAATGAATAAGGAGAACAAGATGAAAGCACAAGAATTAAAAGCGTTTATGGATGCGCACAAGATGAGCCAAAAACAAGTGGCAACCTTGTTTGATGTATCTATTGCGACTGTTAGCCAATATATCAACGGTAAATATCCAACTGATACTAAATGGTTAGATCACAAAGTGGATGAATTATTGGCGCGTCATAAGGCGAAAGTGGTTGAAGCAAAATACAACAATGCATTTGTACCCACTCAAACAGCCAAACGCGGTATGGAAATTATGCACTTTGCCCACGCTGAGGGCGAAATCAATGTGATTTATGGTGCAGCTGGGTTAGGTAAAACACAGATGTTGAAACAATACGCCAAAGAACACAGTTCAGCCATTTTGATTGAAGTCGATCCAAGCTGCACACCGAAAGTGCTGTTACGCAAAATTGCTGAGACTGTAGGGGCGACCAGTCGCGGTGTTAATAATGATGTTTTGGCAAGTATTGTGGAAAAACTCAGCGGCGCGGAACGTTTGTTAATGATTGATGAAGCCGAGTTACTTTCTACCCGCTCTTTGGAATTTATCCGACGTATTCACGATTTAACAAATTGTGGGGTGATTTTAGCGGGTATGCCTCGCTTGTTGGTGAATTTAAAAGGCAAAAATAACGAGTTGGCACAGCTTTATAGTCGAGTGGGTTTTGCTTGCGACCTTGGCAATGCACTACCTGAAAGTGATTTGGCGATGTTAGCAGAAAGTGCACTTAATACGAGCGAATTTAATACGGCTTTATTGAAAGCCTGTAAAGGTAACGCTCGTCGATTAAGTAAGTTAATGCGAGGCGTTGTACGTTCGGCAGAGATTAACGAGACCGAAATTAGCGCAGAGATGATTGAACAATACAGCAAAATGTTAATTAGTTAAGGAGACGATTATGTTACAGGTAAAAACAACCAAACAACTAAATAAAAACAACGCCTTAATGTTGGCTTATTTGGAACAAGTAGAAAAAGCCGTGAAACGCTTAAATGAAATGGGGCTAACGGTGGTGAATGTGCATTTTGAAAAAATCAAACCGACCTTGCGTGTGATGGCGAATGACGTCACAGATAAACTAGAGCAAGAACAACGTGCTTATGTCTATCTGGTGGGACAAGATGTAGGTAGATATAGAGAAGCACAGTTTGCAGTAGAAGGTATTCGAGTGATTTGGCGTAAGTATTTGAATTAGGAGGAGCGATGGCAACGCGTCGGCAAATTTATGCAGTCTATCGTGGCGAAGAGAATTTGGGTGACGGGACGGCAGAAGAATTAGCAAAGAAACTTAATGTGAGCGAAAAAACGATTTACTGTTCGGCAACCGCCGCCCGACGTGAACGTGATAAAGGTAAGCGGCTTGTAGTGATTAAGTTAGGAAAAGAGGAAATCTAAATGAAAGTAATGATTGAAGGCAAAGAATATTGGCGCGATGCAAAAGGCAATTTAACCCCGGCTGAGTTGGTGAAAGAAATCGACAAAGCACGTGATGCGCTCGTGCATGAATGGGTGGAACGTGGTCGTGATTTAAGCAAAGAAATTAGCCATTTTAAAGAAGGCATTTTTGGTGATGTACAAGCCTTTATTGAGCTTTCAGCCGAAAAATATGGCGCGAAAGTGGGAGGCAACAAAGGCAATGTGACTCTTTTCAGCTATGACGGCAAATACAAAATCCAACGTGCGATTAACGACCATTTGCAATTTGATGAGCGTATTCAAGCAGCAAAAGTGTTGATTGATGAGTGTTTGAATGAATGGAGCGAAGGCTCTCGCCCTGAATTAAAAGCATTAATTGAACGTGCATTTAATGTGGATAAGGAAGGCAATTTGAACACCTCTCGTATTTTGGGTTTGCGCCGCGTCGAAATCCAAGACAGTCGCTGGCAAAACGCGATGCAGGCAATTAGCGAAAGCGTGCAAGTGGTAAGCAGTAAAGCTTATGTTCGCCTTTATGAACGTGTTGGAGAAACCGATCAGTATGTGCCGATTGCGTTAGATGTAGCTGGGGCTTAAAGCTTATTTAAATGCCCTTTAAATCTCCCCTAACCCCTCTTTACAAAAGAGGGGGACGGGATGAGGGGCATTAGTAATAGGTTTTAATCATTAACTAAGGAGCAATGTATGGAAAAACTACGAACCTATAAAGATTTTAGCACGCTAGCGGTCGAAATGGAGCGTGCTGGTGCATGGGAAACTGCTGAGGCTGCCTGGCAGAGAGCGGCTATTGTTGCTCGAAAAAGCGAAAATGAAGAATGGGCATTAAATCGCCAAAAGATGTGTGCGCATTATGTGCGTTATCCAAATAGAAGACCGGAGGTGAGACATGGCTAAGTATGTGGCACGCTTTTATTGTTTGGTTGAGGCAGTTGTTGAAGCTGAAAGCAATGAACAAGTGTTAGATATGTGTGATTTAAATGTGTGTGATGTCAATAAACTGCCACACACGATTACGGAAATTGATGATGTGGTTGAAGTGGAGGAAGTATGAGTGAGCTAACAAAAGATGACTTGCATGTTGGGCATGTTTACTCCGCAAAAAGTCCTAAAGAACACGGTTTTCCTCCGTTATTAGGGGATAGACAAATACTATGGAAAGGGCTTATTTATGACAATAAAGAGGGGTTTGTTGATGGTGTGCAATATGATAGCCCATCAGTGAGAAATGGGCGTAAATATCCAAAAATCAGCATCGCCAAGTTCTTAAAATGGGCAGAAGCTGACATTACAGAAACAATGCCAAAAGGTAAATGGAGATATGCAAGATGACTGAGCAAGAAAAAATGCGCTTAGATGAGCAATTAGAACAAGAAGCAAAACAGCTCACACACGCGCTCCGAGCTTTACGCACAGGGCAAAATCAACACGCAGCGGTTTATGTTGGCAACGTACAAAACTTGCTACCAGGTTTAAGAATGAGATTGGTGAGATAAGGAGTAAATGATGGAGTTTAATGTTGAAAATATGGTTATTTCAAATGACTTTAGAATTAGACCATCTATGAAATCTATAAAAGAGACTAATGAATATAGATTATTTAAACGAAAAGACGGGGAGCTAATTTTACAGAGAAAATTTATCGAAATGACGTCATTTTATGATGATGGTAGCAAGATGATGAAGCCAATTTGGAAAGATATAGAAACAGTTAACGAGGAATAAAACCCATTTACAGCCCATTAAATCTCCCCTAGCCCCTCTTTACAAAAGAGGGGGATAAGTTAGATGAAGTGGGCTGAGTAATGTGTTTTAAATCAAGTTTAAGGGAACAATAATGAAACTATGTCGTTGCCCGATTTGCCATAGTGACATCCATTTGGATGCGTTGTTGGAAGATGATGCGGGGCGTGAGATGCTGGGGTTAATCTCCAATTTGGGTGGTCGTAATGCGCGTGCGTTGGTGAGTTATATTGGGTTGTTTCGTCCTGAAAGATCGGCGTTATCTAATGGGCGGGCATTGAGATTAATGAAAGATGTGTTGGAGATGTATCAACCCAGTCCGCTACTCGCTCATGCGTTGAATGAAACGGTGCAAGCCGTGATGAAAAACCGTCGGGAAACCCGCAATATTCAAGCTCTAGCGAATCATAACTATTTGAAGAAAGTGTATGAAGGGGCGAAACCCTTGTTTGCGGTGGTTCGTAATGAAGGAAAAGCCAAAATGCAAAGTACGGTAAAACAGGAAGACAACAATCGCATGGCGGCGATTCAGTTTATTGAACGTTATGCTTCTGTTGGTCAGTTGCAATTTGTAGAAAATACGCCTGAATTTGCGATTTGGAAGGCCTGGAAAACAGAACAGGAGAAAGGTTATGCAGCGTAAATCATTAATTGCGAAAATCCATATTGGGAAAAATCAATTGGGGCTTGATGATGAGGCATATCGCAGTTTACTTGCCAATACAACAGGCAAAACAAGCTGCACAGAGATGAGTGATAGTGAATTACACCAAGTCTTGAATGTGATGGTTCAGAAAGGTTTTAAATCCAGTTCAAGCCTTTGGGGAAATCGCCCGTCACCAAGTGAAGATAAGAAAATTTATCTCGCTAAAATTACCGCACTTTTAATCAAATACAACTTACCGAAAGAATATGCAGATGGTATTGCAAAACGATCTTTTAAAGTGGATTTTATCCATTGGTTACGTCCGTGGCAGTTAAAGAAAGTCGTGCAGATGTTGTCAGTGTATGACCGGAATAAAAAGACGTTGTAAGATGAAATTATCAGGTGTAAATTAAAGGCTCTTTGGAGCCTTTTTTATTGGAGAAAATAATGAAAAAACTACTTTTGGTGTCAATGCTTTCACTGGGAATGACATTTAATACCCTGGCATTCGATCAGGTACGATTTGATGAAGATACGGCATTTTATCATGCCCATAAAGATGATGCGAAAGCTATTATCACATTACTATCAGTATTTAATACAGATAAAGGGATTCGTCAGGCTTTTGAACAGCATGCCAACGGCAATGTGGCAAAATGGCAAGATACTCTTAATAAAATGAAAAAAGCAGATGAATATGCACAAAAAATAAATGCATTAGGTTATTTTGGTGCGTGCCACAGTGCTATAAGTTATGCGCAAGCAATGTGGATTGCCGCACCGAAAGGAACAAAAGTAGCAGAATGGAATGATAAGGACTCGTTTGATTTAAAATCATTTAACCAATCCAAATCAGAATTCCAAAAAAACTATTCAAATTGTAAAGATGCTGTGAAACATGCACCGAATAAAAAAGATTATGAAGAAGAACTGATTATCCTTGGTTCTGAAAAATAGCAAGTTCCCAATGTGAAAACATTGGGATTTTTTTATCTTTTTTCTGCAAAATACCGCCTTTTTAAAATTTCCGTGTGAGAATGAGCAAAAAATAACATTGCGGAGGTTATTATGGTGGAGAATTTGGAAGATGTAGCGGAACTCCTGCCGGAAACCGTACAACAGATGGTTGATTTGGTTGGGTTTCCTACTGTTGAAAAAATCATTACAAACTTTGGTGGGGCAACCTTTCGATTTACCGATGGGGTGCATTATTTCCCTAAGCTCAAAGCATTAATTGGTTTGGAAAGTG